AAAAAGTTATTGAACCAAAAGCGAAATCGAGTCACTTTGATTCTTTTGCTTTATTAGTTAAAAACAAAATTTCACAAAGATAATGGCATTCAATCCAACAGCCCAGAATGTGAACAGTTTTGACAACGATTATACATACGTTGGTCGAAACAGTTTAAACAGAACAAACCCTTATGCAAATCCTGACGGTATCAATGCGGAGAAGCTTTATGGGGTTGATACATTTGAAACAAGAATCCCAATCAGCCTTACTTATGCAGTCGCTTCGGCTGGTGCAAGAGTAACGGTTACACCTATCTATGGTGTTACAAGTGCATCAGATTATTGGAAATTTAACCTGATTGATGAAGCTGGTAACGAGGCTTATGGCAGATGGATTTCATCCGCTCCTTCCGCAGCTTTTGACATTACAACGACTGCCCTTAATAGTGGTACTGATTGGAAGGCTTTCTTTGCTACTGCTAAATCAGGTGCAAAGACAGAATTTGCATTTGCTATTGAAGATGCAAAGGTATTGACCAATACCACGGCAACCATTACTTACGCTAACCTTTAAAATTAAATTAAAATGCCAATAACAGAATTAAGCCAATTAGACGTATCCTTCAGAGGTACCGAGGCAAATAATATATTTCTCGAGCCTGTTTTCTTTGACGATGATTTAAGAGGGCAATTTCGCATCCTTGGTAACGTTGCCAATAAAAAGAAAATGGTGTTTGTTCAGCAGCTGGAAAACATCGTAAGGAAATACTCAGGCTGCGGTTTCAACCCCGTCGGATCGGTATCTATCTATGATAGAACCATTGACGTTGAAAAAATGAAGGTAGATCTTGAAATGTGCTGGGATGAGTTCGAAGATACCGTGTTTGAAGAGTTATTGAAAACTGGTACAAGGCTTCCAGATGTTTCGGGTACATTAATTGAAAACATTTTATTGACTCGCACCCAGCAGGCTATTAGACAGGATGTTCAAAGATTAACCTACTTCGGTCAGCAATCTTCAAACAATCCTAATTACGATGCCTTAGATGGGCTTTGGACAGTATACTACCCTGAATTGGTTGCTGATGCCTTAGTGCCTCGTACCAATACCGGTTCTGGATCTGACTTAGCCGCTGGAGATGGCTTTGCTATTCTTCGTGCAATTTATGACCAAGCACCTTTGCAGCTTAAAGGCTTACCAGCTTCTCAAAAGGTATTCAACGTTACTGGTTCAGTATATACCCAGTTAAGGGAAGATATTGAAGACGGTGGTGGCGGTGACTATGGTTTATTGCAGTTGATTAATGGGGTTGAGCAATTTACTTTCCGTGGTATTCCTGTTGTGGCTCAATGGAGATGGGATGAGATTTTGACAAACCTTGGAACAACTAAGCCGCATTACGTTGAATATACTACGCCTCAAAACAAGGTATTGGCAACCGATGTGCTTAGTCCTGAAACTGCATTGGAATTGTGGTATGACCAGAAAGACGAAAAGGTGTATATTAAGGCACGCTTTAAGATGGGCGTAAATTACATTCATCATTCCTTAATCAGCTTAGGCTATTAAACCAAAACAAATATGAGTTCAATAACTGGTGGATGGCTTAACCAATGTACTGACGGCACTTGTGCTGGTGGTATTGGAAAGCTATATATTGCCAATGCCAACCAAGTAACCAGCATCACTACCAATGCCACGGCAGCGGTAACAGCTATTACTATGAGTTCGACAGCTGCGGTATTTTACGAAGTTGAATTTAGGGATAATTCTGGAGCGTTTACTGAAACAGTTACTCAGGATCCAGATACCTTAAGCGTTGCCGTTGAGCAAAGTTTAGTAGGTATTATAAACTGCCGTGATCAGGAATTAAGAAACCTGGTTCAAGATATGGCAAATCAGGCTTGCGGCTTGGTTTGTGTCCACGTTGAAAATACTGGTAATTACTGGATTTGGGGGGCTGAAACGGTTGGAGCGAAGAAAAGACCAGCAAGGTTAACAACTGCTGAAGGCTTATCGGGTGCTTTGTTTACCGACAGTAACCAGGAGACCTTGACAATTTCTTGCCGAACTACAAATAAGGCACGTTATATCGTTGATGGTGCTACCGTAATGGGTGCTCTTGATTAAAAATAATGAGTTATGATAGTCAGAGAAAAATCAAAGCTAATGATGTACGTTGGGGCTGACCCGACTGGGAAAGCAGGGATATTAAAGAAGGCTATCGGTAACTTTACACAGGCAGAATTAAGGGGTTGGTATAATGCCAACCCCTCATCTGTCAGTCAACACGTTATCTATACGCCTGAGAAACAAATCTATGAGCCAATTAAAGAAGATTCAACAAGCAGTTCCGAACAGGGCTAAGAGAAATTTAAGAAAAAATAGAAGCCCTGTACTGGCTTCGGTTACCTTAGATACTTCCAATACCATGTTGGTACAGGAAGATATTTTTAACGAACCATCACGGGAGCGGCTTGATTTTACTGGGGCAAAGTGGGTTAGGTTTTTTACGCAAAAAGATGACTTTTTAAAAAGTCTTATAGCGATTGTTAATAATTCCCCTACACTTAGGCGAATCATTGAGGATAAAACAAATATGGTAGTAGGCGATGGGTTTATTCCAATGAAGGGAAAATCAAATACATTGCTTACTACCTCAATGAAAGGTGAAGTAATAACCGATAATTCATTAAATGAGATTGAAGAAATTATCGGTTCTGTAAATTTACATAGTCAAAACCTTCAAGAGGTAATGGCTGCATTGGCATTTGATTATGATGCCTTTGGCAATTGCTTTGCAGAAATATGTCGGGGTAAAGTTGGTAATCAACCCTTTACTTATATATACCATGTCCCAGTATATAACATTGGCATAAGAAAGGCTGGAGCTGACCAGATAATTAAATCGGTTGGCGTTTATGATAACTGGGAAGAGGTGCCATTGACAACCGATGGCAGTTATTACGAAAAGGAAGGCTTTAAGGAAATGCCTATTTATCCAGAATTTAAGGATTTTGAAGATGGAACGCAACGTTCTATCATTCATGTAAAGCAATACGCTGCTGGTTATTTTTACTTTGGCTTACCTGAATGGATAGGGGCGAAGATGTGGGCTGAAATGGAATATCGAATTCAACGTTTTAATACCTCAAAGTTTGAAAATGGATTTATGCCATCTGGATTATTGCAATTTTTTGGTTCAATGTCACAAACAGAGGCAAAGGCTTTGGTTGATGGCATTGAGTCAAAATTTAGCGGTATGGGTAATAATCATAAATTATTTGTCCAGGTATTAAGAGATGAAAAGTTAAAAGCAAATTGGATACCAACATCAAAAGAGAATGAAGGTGAATTTCTAAACCTTCAGAATTTGGCAGCTTCCGCAATTGTTGTAGCTAATAGATGGAGCAAATCATTGGCTGGTTTTGCTACATCAGGACAACTTGGAACAAACCAACAGATACGTCAGGAAATGGAATATTTGCAAAATACGGTAATTAAACCCAGACAAAATCTGTTGTTATCAAAGATTATTAACCCATTCTTACAAGAAATTGGCGTTTATAATCAAGCCTTTAGAGATGTTACGTTTGGTATATCAAATACTTTGCCTGTGTCGTTCATGGGCGATATTAAGGTTGAAGATAATTTATCAACCAATGAGAAAAGAGAAATATTAGGTTATGCACCTATTGAAATAGAACAACCAACACCAACAAATGAGCCAACTAATACAACCGAGTGAAGTCATTAGCGGTGGCGTTGCAAGACCTACACCAGCAGATATAAGGCTTGATAAATCCCTTATTAGTCCACATATACAGGATGCGGAATATCGTTGGATTGTCCCAGCGATCGGAGTAACCTTTTATGATGCTTTGGTTGCTGACAAAGGTAATTCAACGGCGTTTACTTCAACGGCTTACCAGCAGCTTTGGGATAGTCAATTAAAATCCTTTTGCGCTAATGCGGTGCTTTATGAGGCTTCACCTTATATGGTAATGCAGCTTGGAACAAATGGACTTTATACGTTGGATAATGAGTATGGGCAAAACGTCGGTGTTGAAGGTTTAAAGTTTTATCAAGATACATTGCTCCAGCGTCTGGATGTAAAAAAGAAAAGAATCAAAGATTATTTGTGCGCTTGTGCTACGAGTTTTACAGGCTTTGTTCCAAGTGCTATTGGTTGCCCTGAATCAACTTGTAATGAAGACGAGGAGATAAGTGATATTTATAATACTTTAGGAATAGTTTTATGATTGAAAAACCTAAAAAAGAACGAAGATTTCTCAAAATATTAGGGAAAGTTGGCGAAATATTAGTGCAAGAATTGTTAATCAAAGTGGGGAAAAGTCTGGTTCAGAAGATTGGGGGTAAAAAAAACTTGCCCTCAATCATTTTTTTATTGCTATTTTATAACATTGCTTATGCATCCATTGATTCAATTCCCTACCCGATTACTGGTAATAAACAGCGATTAGGATGGCAGACAACTGGTAACGGTTTGGTTTGGAGAGGACGTTCAAATGATACCATAACAAAGCCAACAAGTTACGTTGACAAAAATGTTAAAGCATATTTAATTCTTGATTCTGTCAGAGGTACTATTTTTGTTTGGAGACAAACCTATTGGGATAGTTTATTAGTAGGTGGTGGTGGCGGTGGTTCATTTACTCAGCCAGTTGATTCATTGTTCTTTGATACAAGTGTACCGACAAATAATGTTGACACGGCAAAGATGAGATGGGATTCTGATTTGGCAACGGTGGTTTTAGGAATGTATGACCAAGTACCGAATGAACTTGGATTTAAAAGTTTTTGGTTGGTTAAGAATCAAACAGGCTCAACCATTACAAAAGGTAGTATAGTGTATGCTAACGGCACGGTGGGTGCAAGTGGAAGAATAACAGTAGCAAAGTTTATTGCCAACGGCACAATTGAAGCCAAGTATTTACTTGGTGTTACGGCACACGATTTGACAGATGGTGAAGATGGGTATGTTATTTCATTTGGCAAAATAAGACAGGTTAATACTGATACCTTTGCGGCTGGGGCAATACTTTATCCATCACCAACTACGGCTGGTGTTTGGACAGATATAGAACCAATTGCACCTAATATTGATATGCCTATTGGCTTTTGTATAAATAGCTCGGCAAACAACGGAACAATAGCTATACGCGCAGCATCGGGTTATAAATTATCAGAACTTCATGACATTGCTATTTCATCACCAGTTGACAAAGCCTCTTTATATTATTCTGGTGGATTATGGAGAGATACAACAGCAGCACTTTTGGTAAGTGATACGGCTGCAATGTTGGCTAATTACTCCTTAAAAGGTTACGTTGATTCTATTGCTCAAAATTTTCAAGATAGTATTGATGAAATTACAAACGGTTATTTTAAACAAGAATTTATAAGTGTTACAAAAGATACTTTAAATTGGACAAAGCCAGTTCAATTACCAATCGGTGGAAGTAATTTATTATTAGTTTATCGTAATGGACAAATGATAAACGATGCTCAATATTCTGTTATAGATACAAATAAAGTTAAAATAAATAGTGGCAGTTATAAATTAGGGGAAAATTACACCGTAGTATATGTAAAAGGTGGCGGTGGTTCTGGAAGCGGTGGAGTTCCATTTGATACAAGTGTTTTAAATTTACAGGCACGTTTGGATTTAAAGCTAAATATTTCTGATACGGCTGCGATGTTAGCCAACTATGCCACAAAAGCCTATGCAGACACTACTGGAAGATTTTATGCAAGGCAAGACTTTAGCAATGTATCATCAAGTACATTAACATGGACACAAAGCGATACATTGGTTACAGGTGGCGTAAATGTAGTTCAAGTATATCGTAATGGGCAAATCTTATTGCCCTCACAATACACCATCCCTTCATCTACAAGCGTAGTCATTGCCGCAACATCTTACAAAGCAGGTGAAAATTACACGGTAATATTTCCTCGTGGTGGCGGTGCTGGAAGTGGCGGAGGATCGGGCAGCCTTACATCCATCTCCGCAGGAACAGGCATTACCGTATCACCAAACCCAATTACAACTACCGGCACGGTCTCGGCTGACCTTTCCGTATTAATGGAGCTTACTGATACAGTATCATTATCAAATAGAATAAACCTAAAATTAAATGCAACTGATACAACTTCATTGTCCAATCGAATAAATGCAAAGCTAAATATATCTGATACTTTATCAATGCTTTCGCCTTACTTTCGTGATGCGGATACAAGTTTATTAAATCTTACTTCAAGGTTTGCATTAAAATTAAACGCAACTGACACGGCTTCCCTTTCCAACAGAATAAATGCAAAGGGCACTGGCACGGTTACAAGTGTTGCCACGGGCTATGGATTAACAGGTGGAACAATTACCACGACGGGTACTTTGTTACTTGATTCAGCGGTTGTGTTTTCGAGAATAAGAGATTCGATTGTTGACGTAGCTATTGGTAATGATACGATAAAGATTTTAAAACAGGAATACGCTCCAGCTACTTCAAGTATTTTAACCTGGACAGTTACGCCTAAATTCCCCATTCAATTAAAGGCTTATATCTTGGTATTCCGGAATGGGCAACTTCTTATCAATGACCAATACAACTTGACTGATACGAATAAAATTACCATTGTATCAAATAGCTTTAAGTTAAATAGTAATTATACTGTTGTTACCGTATCTGGCATCGGCTCGGTTGGATCGGCTCAAGCTGGAAATCCTGTTTATCCAGATGCAGGTATTGCTTTATCAACTGGCAGCACATGGGCTTCATCTATTCCAAACAATTCAAGTAATTGGAACACGGCATATAATGATAAAATAAATAGTTTAGCCGTTACAGGAACAACAACTAAAACTATAACATTAACCCAACAAGATGGGGGAACGGTATCTGGCAACTTTACTGATAATGGTTCAGTAACATCCGTTGATATGACGGTGCCAACTGGTTTATCTATTTCTGGAAATCCAATTACAACAAATGGAACATTGGCTTTGTCGTATGCTTCAGGGTATTCATTACCAACAGATGCAAATCAAAATAACTGGACAATTGCATATAATGATAAAATAGCAAGTTTAGCTTTTACTGGAACAAGTACAAAAACGTTGACATTAAATCAAACAGATGGAGGAACGGTAAGTAATACGTTTACTGATTTACAGGGAATTGTTGCGGCTGATACTGCTTCCATGCTTACGCCTTATTTACGTAAAGCCGACACAACTTCTTTAAATCTTACTTCCAGATTTGCAACAAAATTAAATTTAAGTGATACCTCAAATATGTTATTGCCATACCTTCGTAAAGCTGATACAACAAATATGTTATTACCTTACTTTAGAGATACCGATACTTCCTTATTAAATCTTACTTCCAGATTTGCATTAAAATTAAACGCAACTGACACGGCTTCCCTTTCCAACAGAATAAATGCAAAGGGCACTGGCACGGTTACAAGTGTTGCCACGGGCTATGGATTAACAGGTGGAACAATCACAACAACAGGTACTTTGTTACTTGATTCAGCCGTTGTATTTTCAAGGATACGGGATTCAATTGTTGACGTGGCAATTGGGAATGATACCATAAAGATTTTAAAACAAGAATACGCACCAGCCACAACAAGCGTCTTAACTTGGACGGTAACATCCAAATTTCCCATCCAATCTAAGTCTTTTATTTTGGTGTTTAGGAATGGGCAGCTTCTTATAAATACTCAATATAATTTAACAGATACTAATAAAATTACCATTGTTTCCAACTCATTCAAATCAGGGGCTAATTACACGATTGTTACGGTGTCGGGCATTGGTTCGGTGGGTACGGGCGTTTTTCCAAATCCTGTTTACCCTGAGGCAGGAATAGCGGTATCCACAGGCAGCGCTTGGGCTTCATCTATTCCAAACAATTCAAGTAATTGGAACACGGCATATAAT